CCTCTATAACGTATTCTTAAAGGTTGAACCATTTTAGAGTAATCATAAAAAATTCCTAAAAATTTAATAGGTATGCCTTTGGCAATTGAACATTCATCATAAGGCGACCGAAATTGTTGAATAAGACCCTCGGCCGACAACAATACATCTTTATATTTTTGAGTATTCAAAATTTTATTAGCGTATTTCATAATTAATATTTAAGTTGATCATATACACCTAACCAGTCAGATATATAATGAAATCCATATAAAAATCCATAACCAAGCGCTATAATTGCGGCGGCCAGTAATATCATTTTTAAATCATCTTTTGTAAACATATATTTTTACTCCTTTTTTTTAATCATATACATATAATATAACAATGAATTGTGTCAAAAGCAAGACAAAATTAAAAAAATATGTAAGTAAAATCAATGATTTATTCAGTATTTTTAAGTTTTTTTAAGCTTTTTCTAAAAAAATACACATTTTTCAATAATTTTAATGATTTTTTATAAATAATTACTAAATTATGGCAAAACGAGTTAGTTTTTCAGGAGTTCCTACATTTTTTAAAAAAAATAAAGTAAAAAGGCCAGGAATACATACAAAAAAATTAAATAAACACAAAAAAAAGTCTATAAAAAAGATTTATAGAGGTCAAGGAAAAATTTAATGCCTGGTATTGCAAGAAAAGATGAAGATGCCGCTGGTGGTATTGCATTTGAAGGTAGTGAAAACGTTTTTATAAATGGATTATCTGCCGTAAGAATTGGTGATAGAGTTGAAAGCCATGGTTTACCACCTCATTCGCCATCTCCGCCTATGGTTGAAGGTTCTTCAACAGTATTTGTAAATGGTATTGAAGTTTGTAGAGATGGAGACGCTGCCAGTTGTGGCGATACTATAACAGGCTCTTCAAATGTTTCGGCAGGTGGTTAAAATCAGTATAAATATTACGTATGCCAAATTACGATGCCTCTGGAACCTCAGCTTTAAATAAAAGTAAAAGAGCTACAGTTAAATATATAGATTTAGATTTAGATTTTGGTCGTAATACGGTCACTAATGATGTAAATAAATTGACAGATGTTGAAGCTGTAAAAAGAAGTGTTAGAAATTTAATTAATACATCTCACTTTGAAAGGCCTTTTCATCCTGAATTAGGATCTAATGTAAGAGCTATGTTATTTGAACCTTTAACACCTTTAACCGCATTAAACTTACAAAGAAAAGTACAAGAAGTTTTAGTTAATTTTGAACCTAGAATTAGATTATTTCAAATAGTTGCTAGGCCTGAATTGGATAGAAATGCTTATGATTTAACAATTTACTTTTATGTAATAGGATCAAATCAATTAATTACTGTACAAACATTTTTAGAAAGATTAAGATAACATGGCTAGTAATAAATTAGAAGTATCAGATTTTGATTTTGATAATATAAAATCAAATTTAAAAACATTTTTACAAAGTCAATCAGAATTTCAAGACTATAATTTTGAAGGTTCAGGATTTGCTGTATTACTAGATATATTAGCATACAATACACACTATCTAGGATTTAACGCAAATATGTTAGCAAATGAAATGTATTTAGATAGTGCTGACATACGAAAAAATATTGTCTCTTTAGCTAAATTAATAGGCTATACACCATCATCTGTAAGAACGCCAACAGCGACTGTAGATGTGTTAATTAATGATGGAACAGGATCATCTATTACAATGCCAAAAGGTACTGTTTTTACTTCAACTGTAAATGGTACATCTTTTCAATTTATAAACAATGCTGCTATAATTACAACACCTGTAAATGGAGTTTATACTTTTTCAGATGTTGAATTATATGAGGGCACTTTAGTTAATTTTAAATATACTGTTGATACAACAGACGCTGATCAAAGATTTGTAATACCAAGTCCTTTTATAGATACATCAACTTTAGTTGTAAAAGTTCAAAATAGTTCCGTTGATACAACAACAAACACATACACTAAAGCAACAGGTCTTGCTGAAATAACTTCAACATCTAAAGTTTATTTTTTACAAGAAGTAGAAGAAGGTAAATATCAGGTATATTTTGGCGACAATACTATTGGTGTTAAATTATCAGACGGTAATATTGTAATACTAGAATATATAGTTTCAAATGTTGAAGCAGCAAATGGCGCTAATACATTTACACCGGCGGCAAACATTGATGGATTTTCTGATATAACTGTTACAACAAAATCAAATGCTCAAGGCGGGGCTGTGGCAGAATCAAAAGAGTCAATCCGTTTTAATGCACCTTTACAATATTCATCACAAAATCGTGCTGTAACTACTTCTGACTACGAATCTTTAGTGAGAACAATTTATCCAAATGCTCAATCAGTAAGTGCTTGGGGTGGTGAAGATGATGAAACTCCTGTTTATGGTAAAGTTATTATAGCAATTAAAGCTGCTTCAGGCTCTACATTAACAACAGCAACAAAACAAAGTATAGTAACACAATTAAAAAAATATAATGTTGCTTCTGTTCAGCCACAAATTGTTGATCCCGAAGTTACAAAAATACTTTTAACTTCAAGTGTAAAATATGATGATAAACTTACAACTAAAACAGACACAACATTAAAAAATGATATTATTAATGCTCTCGATAATTTTAATACAAAAACGCTTCAAAAGTTTGATGGCGTTTTTAGATATTCAAAAGTAATTGGTTTAATTGATGATGCTGACACAAGTATTGTATCAAACATTACAACACTAAAGATACGAAAAACATTTACACCTACTTTAAATAGTTCTACAAGATATAGAATTTTTTTTAGAAACGCTTTATATAATCCAGTATCAGGTTATAATGCATCACAAGGTGGAATATTAGAATCTTCAGGATTTAAAGTTTCAGGTGATACAACAAATGAATTTTTCCTTGATGATGACGGCGCAGGTAACGTAAGACGTTATCGTTTAGTTAGCGGCACAAGAACATACGCCAATAATACACAAGGCACAATTAATTATACTACAGGCGAAATTGATTTATCATCTTTAAATATTTCTACAATATCAAATATAAGAGGCGCGGCTTCTACAGTAATTGAATTAACAGTTGTATCGAAATCAAATGATATTGTTCCTGTTAGAGATCAAATATTAGAATTAGACACGGCAAATTCAACAATTACAGTTGAGGCAGATACTTTCATAGGTGGTTCATCAGATGCTGGTGTAGGATACACCACTGTTTCAAGTAGATAAACATGGCAAAGTTTTTTGATAAAATATCTACCCTTATAACATCTCAGGTACCTGATTTTGTATTAGACGATCATCCAAAGTTTTTAGAATTTTTAAAAATATATTATACTTTTATGGAATCTGCCGAGTTGGCAGTTACATCAGTTGAAACAACTGACGGTATTGTTTTAGAAACTGAAACAAACCAAGATAATAAATTATTATTAGATGGTTCACGTATCGACACTGATCGTACACAATTAGATGCGGGAGATAAAATACTTTTAGAAAGTTCTCTTTTTGGTAAATTTACAAGAGGAGAAACAATAACAGGCCAAACATCTCAAGCGACTTCAGTAATATTAGCAGAAGATTTAACAAATAACCGACTGTTTATAGAAGCACAAAATAAATTTATAAAAGGAGAAACAATATTAGGAGATTCTTCTAATGCCAGTGCTATTGTAGATAATTATAAACCTAATCCTGTAAATAACATACAAGAACTTTTAAACTTTAAGGACCCTGATAAAGTAATATCAAACTTCTTAACAAAGTTTAGAAATGAATTTTTAAATACAATACCAGAGAATTTAGATAGTGATGTTAACAAAAGAACACTCTTAAAAAATGTAAGGTCGTTATATAGAGTAAAAGGTACAAGTATAGGTCATCAAGTATTTTTTAGATTATTATTTGGCGAAGAATCTGAAACAACTTTTCCTACAGAACAATTATTAAGAGTATCTGATGGTAAATTTAGCACAAGTAAAATTTTAAGAGCGATTGGTACGGTAGGTGATACATCTGATTTAATTGGACGAGAAATAGAGGGCCAATCTTCAGATGCCACAGCCATCATTGAAAACGTATTTAAGTTTCAAATTGGCTCTGATGAAGTTACAGAGTTTATATTAAATGATGATACAATTGAAGGAACATTTACTG